TCAGCTTTTTCTTTTTCTTTAATAGTGTATTCTGTATCTCCACGTCTTACATCATCACCTACATCTGCTACACTTGTTTTAACTTGTTGTAACATAGTTCACCTCGATTTCAGTCACCAAAATTCCAATCCACCATAGCACCAAGACTCCAGTGTGTCAAGAATTATTTTGACCAATTTATTTTTAACTTATTTGACTATGACTAACACTGTCAAACAATGCCAGCCAATGCCGCCAAACGTCAACCACAATAACCCAGTGCTTGAATGTTGTCTAGCGTAATATCAAGATATACGTACACGTAGACACGTTAAAAACGCTCTACATTGAACGCTATACCTTGTACCTATGGTAACCTATAGCTAACAAGCGTAGAACGTAGCAGAGCGTAATTTAAGAGGTAAACACCGGATAAAAAAAAGCGCCCATAAAAGAGCGCTTTATTAGGTAGGAAATAGGTTAGGATTAACTGTTGATATTCTTAACCATTGAATCAATGCAAATGTCATCTAGGTTATGAATAGACTCACGTATCACGTTCGGCATTGCGATATACTTGCCGTTGTGGAAATACTTTTGAATCGTGCCGTGACTTACTAACCCGTTGCTATCTTTGGGGTTATTGGCAATAATTGCCGCCCGTATTTTATAGCGTAGTTGATTTTGAAGCTTGGGCGATTTTACGTTCAATTCCTTGGCTAAACCATACGCCCAATAACTAGCAATTTTGTTAAGTGTTGATGCCTTGGCTGATTTTTCTAGGTCTCTTGAAAATGTCATAATATATTCCTTTTAGTTAAAAATGTGCCTAGCAACCGTAGCCACTAGACACTGTTAAAATTAGTCTATGAACGGGTTAGCAATGGGGCGCATACGTAACCATTCATCATACGTGTAGTACGCTTCCCCGTCTAAATCCCCCAAAAA